TGTGCGTTGTGCAATCAAGTTAGCAACACGGTTGATTAGAACAGCTAAGGCAGCGTGTTCGTCACCAACGTAAGTAGCTGTACCAGATACAGTAGCTTGGTTGTATGTGTACTCAGTTGTAGCTAAAGTACGTAGAGACAATAGAATTTCTTGGTCGATTTCAGCAGTAATTTCTTGTGCTAGAGCGGCCATGATTTCTGCTTCAACGTCAATACCATGTTGGCTTTGAGCGTCTTGAGCAGCTTCAAATGTCCAACGTGCTTGCAACTTACGTGACTTAGCTTCAACAGCTTGACGCAAGATTTGAACGCTGATCTGACGACCGCCGTTACCTTCAAGAGCCGCAGTGTTGTTACCTGTGTAACCAGTTGCAGTAGCGTTGTCAGATGGCTGACGTGAATATGCTTGAGCAATAGTGAATGGGCTCAATGCTTCTTGACCAGCAGTAACGCTAGTTGCGGCAGCAGAGTTGTCCACTAAGTTTTGTGCATAACGTACACGTAGTGTATGGATCTGACCGACTGGGCCAGTCATTGGCTGAACGCCAACCAACTCGTTAGCGATAACTGTTGGCATAACACGACGGATAACTGGAAGAATCACACGGTTTAATGTAGCGATGTTACCAGATGTTGTTGTTCCTGCTGTAGATTCAGCAAGTAGTTGTTTCTTAGTATTTTCTAAGATAACACCCATAGTTGAGCGGCGAGTGCCCTTTAAGCCTTCTAACAGAGCTTCCTTGGTCTCGTCCCAACGGCTTTCTAATAGAACTTTTGACATTTATATTTCTCCTAATCTATGTCTTTTTAATTAAAGCCCTGCCAGACGCTTGAGGTCAATAACATTATTGTTATCAAAGACTTCAACTTCTTGTTTGGCAGATTTATCACCAGTTACTTCTGAAATACGTGATTCTGTAATAGCCTGTTTTGCAGGTTTCTTATCAGCGCCAGTATTCAAAACTGCTGGTAGATACTTGTCGAAAGTAGCTTGCAGTTTACCTGTTTGCACACTTTCTAGTAAGCTTTGCATTGTCTTTGCTTTTTCCTCATTTAGAGATCCAAGCAAATCACCCATCAATTTTTCACGTTGATTGGATTCTTTGATAATGCGTACTTCACGTTCTTTTGATTCTACTAATTTCTTAGTATCTTCGATTTGTTTTTGTGATTCGGCTAATTGTGCTTCTTTCTGGGCTAATGCAGACATTAGCTTACGTGTTTCTTGTTTCTCACTTAGGTGAGTAACACTGAATTCACTTGCGAAACTTTCAAAGATACGGCGACCAAAGTTATTTTCTTTAGCAACTTTAATATCTTCTTTCAATTGGCTCATTTCACCCTTCAACTGTCCAGCTACAGCGGCAGACAATTTTTTAGCAGATTCGGTCACGAAACGTGCCTTCAATGCTTCTAATTGTTTACGACCTTCTGCAACCAACTTAACCTTAGCTTCAACAACTGCTTGTTTGTCTTGTGAGAATTCTTTGATTTCACGTGCTAAAGCGTGAACAATAAATTGTTCTAGCTTTTGCTGACTTTCTTTAGCAACTATACGATCACTACGCAATTCTTTAATTTCTTCGGCTAGTTTAGTAACCATAAAGTTATTGAATTTTGTTGCTGACTCATGTAGTTTTTGTTGTGCTCTAACGCGGTCTTCGTTCATTGCAGCCTTCTCAGAACGAAATTCTTCAATTTCTTCTGATAAACTGTCTGTAACCATCTTGTCAAGGGCTTCAACCATCACGATTCTGTCATGTTCATAACGTTGTGCAAATTCTTCATGTAATTCTGCACGAACTTGTTGGCGAGCTTCGTTCAACTTTGATTCCCATGCTTCATTTAACTGAGCACCGACTTCATCATTAATAAGTCCACTTTCAAGTAATGGCTTGATAGCATCAAACATGCTGTTTCCCCTTTATTTGATTTTGAGGTCTTTGATAAGGCGCATTACTTCCTCTTTCAAAAACTTCTCTACTTTTTTGTTACCCTGTGCGTCTTTTGCAATATCCAACAATCTATGACCATGCTTCATATTCATCATGCCTTCATAAATTGCTTTAGGATACGCATTTGGTGCGCTTGGTTGAGCAACAATATCCACAGTGACTATTTCAAAGTCACTCACTTTGCCGTCATAGTCATTCACGTTTCCGCTACCACGACTAGATACGCCTAGTTTCACACCCGAATCCAACATAGTAGCAACTAGTTGCCCCATTGGAGTCGGTAAAATCTTTAATTTGCCGAAGCCATTAGCACCGTCCATCCACATAGATGTAATCATATGTGATACACGGTCTAAATTAATCTTTAAATCATCTGGATGGTCAACTTCACCTAATACGGAGTGACCTTCTGCAATCTGCTCGTTTAGAGTTTGTACAGCAGTTTCAATTTCAGAAACAGGGTAAATACGCTCATTTGCGTTCTTTACCCCGCCCTGGATAAAAATCCCCTTCATATAAAGGGACTTTTTACTGCCTTCACCTTCACTCTCAACCACCATACCTGCGCGGTCGAATGAGAGGTGCTCTTTAAGATACAAAGCCATTGCTCTCAAATTCCTTAGATACGTCTTTTAGCAGGAGCCTTACGTGACTCTGCTACTGGGCTTCTAGAATTTACACCATTATCACCCTTTGACGGAGCAGGTGCTTTTTCTAAGTCTGCATTGTTTTGTGCTGGACTATTCTTAAATGATCCTGCACCTTTAACAGATGATTCCCCTTTTGCATATGCATTACTAGGGCCCTTTGGTCCTGTTGGAACTGATTCACTAGCACCAGAGAATTTAACTGGCTTAGAATCCATTCCAGTTTGACCGCTGTTATTTAAGTTTGTGCTTTTTGTTTGAACACCGTTGTCACCGTGAGTAACAGAAACTTTCTTCAATGTGATTGCTTCCATCATTGCATCATCTTCTGCATCACCAAAGTCTGCATCAGCATCAGCCATTTCGTCATCACCGGCTGCAAAGTCTGCATCAGCCTCAACTTCAGCATCATCACCTGCCATGATATCTTCAAACTCAGCCATTAGCTGGTCTAACTTATCTTCTAGGTCAACAACACGGTCTTCTAGGCCTTCTTCGCCGCCTTCTTCACCGTACTCATCATCATCACCGGCGTCGATGTCAATAACTTCATCTTCGTCTGAATCAAACTCTAGGTCATCGTCTTCGGCTTCAGACATACCTTGTTCTTCAACATCGATCTCGTCTAGTAGATCACCTACTTGACCGCCCATGCCTTCTTGCATTTCTTCGTCCATCATTGATTCATAAATTTCGCGGCTTTTCTCAACTACGATATCGTGAAATAATGCACGTGCTTGTTCTTCGTTCTCATTGATAATCAAATCAATAAGCGTTTCAAATTTTTTGTTATCCATTGTTTGTCTCCTGAATGTAAATGGCTTTGTGTATTGTACTTATACACAATTAACAAAAAATGTCTAATAACGCTGTATTTTTTGCGTTTTTACTTGAGATAACTAGAATTCTAGTTAAATTGTAGGTGTTGCACCTTCTGCTTTGGGTCCATACTGTTGATGAACCTTCTTTAAGTAATTAACTTTTTCATAATTTCTTACATCATTCATCTTACGTAATTTTCGAATTTGCTTTAATGTAAGTTTTGTTTTGCGGGATTCACGCCATTTAGGACTAGAGTTATCAGCACCTACGTCCTGATATCCTTCTGGTGCCCCATCAAACATTTCAAATAATTTCATATTATTATTTATCTAATTACATTCCATTACCAGCCGGGGCAGGTGTTCCTACACCAGCTTCAGTTGGTTGAGGTACTTGACCGGCTGCATCTATTTCTGGGTTCATCTGCATATCTTCACCATCAACTGCTTCTTCACCAGTCTGTAAATCAGTTTCAATATCTCCTGAACTGATACCAATACTACGTAGGTCTTTACCTTCTGGATCAACTTTAATCTCTTTGTCGTTTTCTTCACGCCACATACGCTCGTTCTTATTGATTTCTTCTTCACTAAGACCTAAGAAGCGTTCTAGCATAAAGCGTTTTGACATATATGGATATTGTTCAACTGAAGTGAATGTAGCAACACGTGCTGTATCTAGTTCAGTTTGACGATAAGCCGCAAAGTTTTGCGGTGGATTAAACTCTAATTCAAATAGACCAGAGTCAATATTCAATCCTCTCCAACGCAAGAATAGTTTAAATTCTTCATCAAGTTTACGACAGATATAGTTCTGTAATCGTTCACAATATTGATTGAAACGAAACTCTTGAATCATAGCTGTACCAACACGGCCATCACTTAATGGAGTTGTATTATCATCAGGGCCTGTAGGTAAGTATGAACTTGGAACACGCAAGCCACGGGCTAAACGATTGTTGAAGTATTTCAAGTCGTCAATCTCACCCAAATTCTGTCCACCGGGTAGTAAGTCAACACTTGAACCACGCCCGTCAGCAGTAACTGGGAAGAAGTAGTCTTCGTTCATACTCAATGGATTGTATGTAGCATCAACAATAGCTTGTCCACCATACATACTTGGGATACGTCTTTGATGAATCTCATTCTTAATACGTTCAACGAATGCCATAGCCATGTGACTTGGCATGTTACCAACATCAATCTTAAACACTCTGCGTTCCGGTGCTCGTTGTACACGATAGATTAATACCGCGTCTTCTAGTAATTCTTTTTGTTTATAAACTTTAAAGATGTTCTCTAGTATTGATTGACCAAAGGGCCAAAAGCGATCCAAACCTTCAGTTAAACTCATATGCACTACATGCTTAGAATCAATAGCGGCTTCGTTAAAGCCTAATGTGAATCGTGACCCTGTTGTATTATTTGCGCTTGGTACAGTATACCCACCGCCTGCACCTGATCCGCCACCTGTACCGCCCATACCAGTTGCCGGATTAGCGGCAAAGTCTGTATTAGTTTTCTGTGCTACGACTAAGTTCTCTAAATTAATGTTTACGTCTTTAATAACATATTGCTCAGGCTTCTTACCTTCACTTTCGTTAACAATAACTTTGATAACTTTAATCATATCAACCCAATATAACTTAAAGTTTTCTGGATCACGCACGAATACTTGATCTCCATACTTTAAACAGTTTCTAAAGATTTTAAAGATACGTGTTTCAAATTCATTTAACTTACACCACTGTTGTAATTGAGTTTTTAATAACTCAATCTCATGGGGAGTTGGTTCATCTTTGAAATTTAAGTTGAATGGAGTCTTATTATGTTCGTTTTTCTGTGTACTGAACTCAGCGATAATGTCTAAACATGCGTTAATCTCAGCATCCACGTCCATCATTTCATATTGATTATAACGTTCAATACGATTTGGGTGACCTGTATAAACTTCTGGAAGTCTGCTACGATAGTTCTTGTAACCAAAATCATCGTTGGTATAACCATTAGGGGTATTACCCTGACCAGCATTGCTGTTCCATGATCCGGTACTACCTCCACCTAGTGGACTCATAGTTCCGGATGCGTTAACTCTGGTAAATCGTTTCGTGTATGTCATAATGAATAGGGCCTATTGAGTATTTATGCCCTTGAATACTGTAGCAATTCTTCTCGGGTATCATTTCCTGATGATAGCTTATCGACAACTTCATTCAATTTTTCTGACATTACAACATACAAATCTTTTAATAGGTTAATGCTTTCATCTTGAGTTAATGATAGTGGAGATGATGTACCTAGACTTGGTAAACTTTCTTTTGTTACTTTTTCTAATATAGATTGTATTGTGTCCATTTGTTGTTTTGGTAACACTGTTTCTTTACCATGCAACATAACAGGATATCCAGACTGTGGACCATCAAACATGCCACCAAATTTTGCCATCTCAATATGAGGTGGGTCACCATTGATTGTGCTAAAACCATATTTGTCTAATAGGCCGAGTGATTTCATTTCAGCTACTTGCTGAGAATTTAAATCTAATGCTTTACCATAATTATGGTTGCTTCTTCCAGGTGGCGCTACAGGATTACCTTGTGCATTATATTTTTTTCCATTAGGTCCTAATTTTGCTGCATCATAAAGTTTTTTCTGATCTTCTATTGTACGCATTGCTGCATTTATTTGAACTGGTTTACCATATTCTGCAAGCATTTTTTCAAAATTTTCTCTGACCGCAGGTTCTAGTGCATCGTATTTTTGTTTGTTTCCTAAACTGTCTCCTTGAAATCTTAATAATTTGCTTACATCAGTTTTTTGTTCTGTTGCCGGTGGTGTCACGGGGGCCGGTGGTGTCACGGGGGCCGGTGGTGTCA